ATAGTTTAAGGTAAGTTATGACTGAAAAAGAATATATTGTTATTGTAAACAAAGATGTTGATTTAGCAGCCTTTGATGCAGAACTTGCTGCCGAAACAGGCGCAGGTCCAATACCTGCTAGATCAGTGCTTGTAGCAAATCCGCGACCAGGATCAAAGCGTATGACACATTGGATGCTTACTGACGAAGAAGCAGCAGAATTACGCAATGACCCAAGAGTGTTAGAAGTTGAAATTCCGCCACAACATAGAGACGATATAAAAATAGGATTAAACTTAACTCAAACATTTGATTTTACTAAAACCTCTGATCCTGATAATGGAAGAGCTAATTGGGGCTTACGCAGAGTTAATGCTGAAACAAATATTTACGGTGCCGGTTCTAACCCTACAGATCAGAACTATGAATATGCACTAGACGGTACAGGTGTAGATATTGTAATACAAGATACTGGCATACAAGCAGATCATCCAGAGCTACACGATAGTGAAGGAGTTAGCAGGCTTGTAGAACTTGATTGGTACGCAGCAAGCGGTCTACCAGGAACAATGCCAGCAGATCACTATACAGACTATCACGGACACGGCACACATTGCGCAGGAATAAGTGCAGGCAAAACTTACGGGTTTGCAAAAGGTGCAGCAATATACGCAATGAAAGTAGACGGCTTAGAAGGACCAACAGATCCTAACGGAGGAATACCTGTTAGTGATTGTTTTGACACAATTAAAGAATGGCACAACAACAAGCCAGTTGATCCTGTTACAGGTTACAAGCGTCCAACTGTTGTTAACATGAGTTGGGGTTATTCGGGTACACGCTTTCAAACTAATCCAACAGGAGGAGTATATAGAGGTATACCGTGGAATTATGCAGGAGAAAGTGGATTCCAACTTTGGGGACAATATGGAATAGTACCCTTACTAAGTGACGGATTCACACAATTTAGAAACATTCCAGTAAGAGTAGCAAGTGTAGATGTAGATATAGAAGAACTTATAGATGCAGGAGTACATGTGTGCATTGCCTCAGGAAATAACTATCATAAAATTGATATTCCTACTGGCGCAGATTATGATAACACTGTTGATTTGGGAGGCGGACAAGAAGCATATCATAGAGGTAGCAGTCCTTATTCATTACGTGCTTTTATGACAGGAAATATAGACAGCGCCACTGAAGATGATGCAGGTACTGCAAGAGATAAAACTGCTGGAAGTAGTTGTAAAGGACCTGGAGTAAATATTTGGGCACCTGGCACTGATATTATTAGTTCAGCAAGCAATGTAACGGTGTTTGGTAGTTCTACAGGAGATTACGACGGCACATACAATCTAGCAAATATAGGCGGAACTTCAATGGCAGCACCACAGGTTGCAGGTGTATTGTGTTTGCATTGTCAAGTTAAACCTTATATTACTACAGACAAATTACTAGAAACAATTACAAATGATGCTAAACCTGTATTATATAGCACAGGACTAGATAATGACTATGATGCTTATACAGTATCTATCATGGGATCACCAAATAGAATGTTATACAGTAGATACGGAAAACAACCTGTTACTACAACAGCATCGATTACAAATACAAGTTTAAACGCAGGATAAATATAAAAAAGGATAGATTATGGCCAAATTTGATTTTCCAAGCGCACCAGAAATAAACGATGTATATACATCCGGAGGCACAACATGGCAATGGGATGGTATAGCATGGAATGTTGTAACTGCATCAGCACCTTTAGTAGCACAAAACATTTGGACACAAATTGATGCAGATACAGGACAGACAAGTGCAAATACAACAGCTGATGTTTTAACAATAGCAGGTGGCACCGATATTGCCACAAGTATTACAGATGATACTTTAACAATTAATTACACAGGCACCGGCGGCGACGGCGGTGGTGGCGTCGAACAGAATCTTTGGGCAACTATCACAGGCGATACAGGTTCTACAACAGCAGATAGCACAACAGACAATCTAACAATTGCCGGTGGCACAGATATTTCAACTTCGGTTAGCGGAGATACACTAACAATTGCTTATACAGGTTCTGGCGGTGAAGGCGGAAGCTCAACTTTTAGCGGAACTGACGATGCGACAGCAGCAGGAATTTCTGTTGCAGATATATACGAACCAGCAATTGCAATGTTAAGAGTTGACAATACTGGTGCAACAGCATATACATTTGATTCACATTACCAGGGTGACAATCCTACAATTTATGCATTATCTGGAACAACAATAGCATTTGATTTAACTAATGTAGCTGGACATCCGTTTGAAATACAAGACGGTTCGGGTACAGCATACAACACCGGCCTTGTACATGTTGCACCAGACGGTACTGTAAGTACAGGAGCAAGTGCCCAAGGAAAATCAAGCGGAGTACTTTACTGGAGAATACGTGAGACATTGTTTGGCAACTATAGATATCAATGCCAGTCACACGCATCAATGGTAGGTGCTATAACACTTAAAAGATTGAGTGTAATTTAACCTCTTTTGTAATCATCAAGTTTACGTCTAACAGTTTGTCTTATGATAGACATTTGTGTTCTTGAATCTTGCATTAGGCCAGGTTTAATATGACCGTTTGGGTTAGCAGTATGACCCACATCAATAAGATCTGCAAGGTCAACTAATTTATTAACAAGTTTTGTACATTCTTCTTTAAGAGATTCGTTCTTTACTTTTTTAATTTCATCTCTTAGTGTTTTAACATCTTGTAAAAACTTAGATTCTTTTCTTAGCTTTGGTAGCATCTTTATTCCTTAACTTCCGCGGGTACAATATAATATACATCGTTTTCCACACCGTTGCTAACTTCAGAAATACTACTTTGAGCATTCAATGACGTAAGCTGATATGGCTTTAATGTATTTATAAAAAAGGTGCTACCTTCTGTAAGTTCAACATCGTACATTTGTCCGTCGTTTGTGTCAATATGTCTTAGTTTAAATGCACCTGTGTTTACAAAAAAAGTTTTATTAGTTTCTTTGTGAAACTGCATAGGTGTCTGACTACCTGGATCATTAAACACAAGAATCTTTCCTTTGTAAGACTCTGTATCAGCCCATATTAATTCATTACCCCATTTATGTTGAATTACTTTACCTTGCATTACATATATCCTATAAGTTTAAAAACTGTATCTAGCTTTGTTAAGTTTGTCTTACTAGTTAGTGTATTACGCAACCCATGATGTAGAGGTTTTGGCCATTTACCTAATTCTACCCAAGCATACCCGTTATGTTCTTCATTTAATATAGGTAAAAATTCTTTATCAATTACACACAGATATGTGTGAAACAAAAACTGTTCGTCATTTGATATAAATGTTTCTAGAGGTATTGTTTTTTTAATTTTAGGTAAGGATCCGATTTCTTCTTTAATTTCTCTTTGTAGGGCCTGCCAAGGTGTTTCTGCATCTTCGTTTGTCCCACCTACAAGACCCCACATGTTATTACGTTTTCCGTTTGCACGATGTAATAACAAGAATCTTTTTGTTTCTAGTGCATAAAATAGTGCGCCACTACATATGATTTTGTTGCTCATATATGTAGTTAGCCGTACAGGTCTATTCTCCAAGTACCAACTGGATATTCGCCGTCTACGCTTTCGAACCAAGTACCGTCAGTAAATCTATATTGTTTACTGGTATTTAGATTAGTAGTAAAAACAACATCTGTTGTTTCGCTGCTATCAAATACTATGTGCCAATTTGAACCGTCCCATTCAATAATGTCGTTAGCGTCTGCAACAAAGTTAGCACCTCCAGCATTTGCCCATGCCGGCGCCGCATTAGTGTTGTCTGGATCACCAATTGCTTCTAATAGTAATAGTCTAGTACCGGAAGTTTTTACAGATGTAGGATTAAATCTTAACGGATCTATAATATAATCTATACTAGTTCTGTCACCCGTTGGACCTGTAATTACTGTATCGTCAGGAAAACTATCTATATCCCAATTTATTATTAGTTGCGTTTCGTCAAGTGTGTTGATACCTATAGTACCGGTAATTAAAACATCACTACTTTTATTTGTAAGAAAAATTCTTGACACGTTTGCTGAATAAGGTCCTGGAAGATTTTCAAACAATCCTCTCCAGCTATATTGTCCTACTGCACCTCTGTGTATAATCTGTGCAGTATTGCCTGACACATACACACCCATACGTTGATAGTTTGCATTTGCCATTTGATCATTAACTTCTGTTTGTGCTGCACTGCCAAACGAACCTACAACAGCACCCGGAGTTGGGTAATCGTCGTATGCACTAAGCTCAGGGAAACTTTCTCCTAAGTCAATAGTACCTCTAGATTCGTCAAACATACTTGTAATAATATTTGTAATAGCACCCATACGTTTTACTTTTGCAGGCGGACTAATATAAATTGGTGCAGTAAGTGTAAGTGTTGCAATATCTATTTCACTATCTACACCTACTGGAATACTTCTATTAGTAAACTGTAAATTTTCTAAATTGACAACAGTTAAACTTGTCCAGTCTATGTAATTGTCTGTAGTTTGTATTTCTAAACTAGGATTAAACAATACTAATATCTGTTCAAGTATTTGTAATTTTTGATCGGTATTGCTTGACCATATATCTACATTTACTCGTAACAAGTAAGGTGTTGGCATTATACGTTCAACCGTATAATTTTTTCCTTGAAAGTTTAAATATTCTTCATTTGTTTCATCATAAGCACGTTCTCTAATATTTGTTTTTCTTACATATGTCGCATCTGCTAATCTATCTCTGTCCATTTCTAATGCAGTAATATAAACAGCCATACGAGGCGCACTTGGAAGTTTATTTTCACTGTTGTCTCTAATAATATTTGAAACTTGTCTTGTTAAATCTCCGTACATAACAGGAACCTGTTTTTTTGTTCCGTCCATATCTACAGAAAAGTTACTACACAGCCGTATTATTTGTGTAATATATCTTCTAATTTGTCCGTCATAAAAGTATAGCATTAGTTGTCCGCCTTAGGTTTAAGTGCTTTTGACAGGCTTTGTCTTTCTGGAATCTCTTCGCCATCGATTGTATTTGTATTTGTGTTGTTAATAAAGTCTGTTTTGTAAGTTCTTCTAACAATATCGTTAGTCATTGTCATTCTAACATCTGTTGCTTGGTTAACCCACTTTCTACCGTCATATCTAAATAGTCTGTTTGGCAAGAAATCTGTCCTTAAAAAATAATCACCTTGTTGATTAACTCTGGGAAAACTATTTCCCATTCCGTAAGGTGCTCCGTTTGGTGCATCTTTGGTTCCTAACAAGTATCCAGTATACCCTTCGCGTTCCGGACGATTAGTAATTTCTGATGCATCGTTGCTTATATTGCTTGCATCTAATTCTGTTTGGTCAGCTGTGTTTAAATTAACAGTACCGTCGTCGTTATATGCAACAGAATAATAGTGACTTATATCATATCCACTTAGAGGAGCATCAGCTTCTGCTTGTTGCACAACGGCATTATTAATTTGCATTTCTTTTTCATAAGTTGAAAGCATATCACGCAGTGTTGTATCATTATCTTCACTGGCTGGAAGATCTAAAATATCTTTAAATTCTTGTCCGTCGTATATTTGCTTTAATTTTAATCTGTAAAGATGCGGATACCAAGTAGGCGAAAAACCTTCGCTTGCGCGGTTTACATCTTCTACAACATAAAATCGTTTCAGAGACATTTCATAGTCATTAGCAGCATACTCATCTTTAAGATGCGGCAATTCAATAACATCCCCGCTCATAATTTTTCTACCAAGCGTCTTAACACTACTATTAATATGTATTGTAAGGAAAAGTGTATCGTTACTTAAAAACAATCCAAATTGGCTAAGATCAAAATCAATATCTTGTACATTGTATATTCCGCGCATTGAGTAAATATCAGGATCGTACTTACGATCTCGATTTTCTAAAAACAGTAAGTCTTGTATGTTTGTTTCCGACTCTGTTGCATATGTAGGATTAACAGCGGTACCTTCTCCTTCAGCAGGATTAGTACTTCCGATGTATTTGTGAACGTTGATATCAGTTCCACCAATAGTAAACATTTCTAAGATTTGTCTATCTAAAAATGTGTAATCTGCTCCGCGTTCTGGTTTATATAATGATAGTCTTGGCATATACATATTTATCGTAACGATAAATACTATGTGGAGAATATATATGGCTGATATCGCAACCCAAAAACAAGAAGTATTTGACTATGTACATGCATTTTTAGGCGGTGGCATGGTTGATGTAGAATTGGATCCTATACATTATGAGACTGCTTTAAACAAAGCACTTACACGTTTTAGGCAGCGTTCTGATAATAGTGTAGAAGAATCTTATATGTTTATGCCTACAGTAGTAGACCAGAACGAATATACACTGCCAAATGAAGTGGTAGAAGTAAGAAAATTATTTAGAAGATCAATTGGATCAAGAACAGGCGGCGGCGATGGCGGCAGTCTATTTGAACCGTTTAACTTAGCTTATACAAACACATATTTGCTATCTAGTTCTAAAATGGGTGGCTTAGCTACATACGATTTATTCTCACAACATCAAGAACTAGTAGGAAGAATGTTTGGTAGTTTTATTGAGTTTACTTGGAATTCAACAACAAAAAAATTAACACTATTACAACGTCCTAGAGCAGAAGAAACACTTTTGTTATTTTGTTACAACTACAGACCAGATGCACAAATATTAGACGACTATCTTGCTAAACAGTGGGTAAAAGATTATACACTAGCAGGCTGCAAATATATGCTAGGCGAAGCACGTTCAAAGTTTGCTACTATTGCTGGCCCACAAGGTGGATCAACACTAAACGGTGACGCACTAAAAGCAGAAGCACAACAAGAGATGGAAAAGCTAGAAACTGAAGTTTCAACGCAAGTATCAGGCGGAACAGGCTATAGTTTCTTGATTGGGTAACATGAGAGTTGTTTACATTCATGGTGCAACAGCAAGTGAACGTAGCTTTGCGTTCATACAAAAAAGCATCCGTGCTAAAGATCCAATTTATTTAAACTACGAAAAAAATACAACAGCCAACGAAAACTTAGACTCTATGATAGAAACATTAGAGTTTGAAGATGGTCCGTTTTATATTATAGCACACAGTTTAGGTGGAGTATACGCAACATATTTGCAGCAAGAATTTGGCGCAGTTCAGGGTGTTATTAGTTTAGCAACACCTTTTAACGGTAGTGAGATTGCAACTTGGGGTGCTATGTTAAATCCTGGTTATCAGTTATTTCAAGATATTACAACACACAGTAGTTTTATAAGAAATAGTAGAAAAATAGAAATAAAATGTCCTTGGTTACAAGTTGTAACAACTGTAGGCGATGTTCCTTGGATTACCGGAGCCAATGACGGTATTGTTACCCAATCAAGCATGACTTGCAGAAACGATGTAGAATATTTAGAAATTGACAGAAATCATTATGAAATAGTTCTGTCAAAACGTGTTGTAAGTTTAATAAAAAAACGGTTGACATTGGAGTAAAATTCTTATATAATAACTATATTATAAAGGATTTGTAAATGAGATTACCCAAACTTTTAGTCGTAGGACATGGCAGACACGGCAAAGACACTGTCTGTGAAATGCTAAATGAATACGGATATACTTTTCAATCATCTTCAAAATTTTGTTCAGAACTTTTTATTTACAACGATCTAAAAGACAAGTACGGTTATGCTAACGAAGAAGAGTGCTATACAGATAGACATAATCACCGCACCGAATGGTATAATATGATTCATGATTATTGTAAGGACGACTTAGCACGACTAGGACGAAACTTGTTTGCAAAGCATGACATTTATTGTGGGCTTCGAAATAAGCGTGAATTTTTTGCAATGCAAAATGAAGAAATTTTTGATTACGCTATTTGGGTAGATCGCACTGATCACTTGCCTAAAGAAGATCCTAGCTCAATGAGCATCGAACAATGGATGTGCAATTATACAATTGACAACAATGGCGACTTATCTAGATTAAAAAGAAATGTAGATATCTTAATCAAAACAATATTTAAAAATCAGGGCGTAAGTCTCCCTGTCGCCACGCAACTCCCTCTTTTTGAAGAATACGCTGACAATTTGCGCAAATTGTCTTAAGATTGCTAGGACGGCAATTATTTAAGTCTCCGTCCATGTGGTATACGTTAAACTGTTCTTGGTGTTTACTCGTATAATTACATTTTTCACAAGTATCTTTTTTCTTATAACCTTTTTGTTCCCATTTAGGTATACCGTGATTTACTCCGTTGCGTAAACATCTTTCGCAAAACTTTCTATAGTAAGTTTTATCATCTTTATAATAATTTATTGCAGCAGGTCTTTTGCCACACACGCACAAAGGTCTCATACTGTATTTACCTCACCTTTTCGGTCCCTTTTTAAGGGGGTTTTGTACTATATTTTTCTTGTAAAGTAATAAATACATGTAATACACAAACCGTCCTATAGGAGAAATAAAATGGCATTAGTATCACCAGGTGTAGAGGTCAATGTAATCGACGAGAGTTTTTACACTCCGGCGGCTGCTGGTACCGTACCAATGATATTTGTTGCAACGGCTGCTAATAAAGTAAAAGGTAGTGGAGCCGGTGTAGCAGAAGGTACGACAACAGTAAATCAAGGCAGACCTTACCTTATTACAAGTCAAAGAGAACTTGTAGAAACTTTCGGAGATCCGTTATTCTACTCAGACAATAACGGCAACATGATTCATGCAGGAGAGCTTAACGAATATGGCTTACAAACTGCATATTCATTACTCGGCGTAACTAACAGAGTATACGTCTGCAGAGCAGATATCGACCTAACAAAACTTGAAGCAAGCGCAACACCTCCAGGTGGTGAGCCAGCAGACGGTACATACTGGTTTGATACACTTAACACAAATGTAGGTGTTAAAGAGTGGAACGGCGCTTCAATCACAACAACTGGAGGCCAGAGCTTTACATCACAAGAACCGATCATTATTGTTGCAACAAGTCAAGTAGTTGACTATGCTGGCGGCGACTATACACCAAAAACATCTGTAGGTGCTATTGGTGATTATGCACTAGTTGCTGTAACAACAATGAACAGATTGTGGTATAAGAACACAGCAGGTGCATGGGTAGAAGTAGGTACAGACGCTTGGAGAAGTGCTTGGGCGGCTTTAAGAGGCACAGTAAACTCTCCAACTGTTACAGCAAGTGACCAATTGAGTATTGACGGTGAAGTGGTCACTGCTACAGGCGTAACTGTAACCCAACTAGCAGCTGACATTAACGCTAATGTAAACTTGGCAACCGCAGGTGTAACAGCAGCAGCAGTTGACGGTGCTTTGGAAATTTACACAACAGCTGATAGTGTAGAGATTGATGCAGCTCCTGCATCTGACGCATCATTGCTTACAGCAGTCGGTCTTACAGCTGGAACATATTATGCTCCGCTAGTAACAGTTGCTCCGCACACAAGCGTACCAACATATAAAACATCTGATGCAGAACCAAGACCAACTGGTTCAGTTTGGATGCAAACAACACCTCCAAACGGTGGTGCAACATTTACAGTAAAACAGTGGAACGAAGATACAAAACTTTGGGAAACTCAACCAGCACCACTATACGATAAGCAAGAAGAAGCACTATACCAGTTAGATAGAACTGGTGGCGGTAAGAATCTTGCAATTGGTGATTTGTATGTAAATGCAAACGTAAGTGACACAGTTCCTGTAGAAGCTACATATAAAATCTTCCGCAGAAGCACAACAGGCACAACCAAAATCCAAAGTGCTAAAATTGCAGCGCAACTAGCAGCAGCAAGCGTAAGTTTTGATATCAAAGAAACAGTAGTAGGTTCGAATGCATTTGGATCAACAAAAACTGTAACATTTAACGGTAGCGGAACTACAGCAGATGCTGATGATTTTGCAGGTGCAATCAACAGCGCAGGATTAACAAGTGTTGTTGCAAGTGTAGACGGACAAAACAGAGTTATTATCGAACACACAGGTGGCGGTGATATTCATCTAACAGATACATCAGGACACCTTGCAATAGCAGGTTTTGCTCCTTATGATCCAGACAATGCAGCAACAACTACATTGAACCTAATGTATGCATTTGGCACAGATAATACAACTACACCAGCGCAGTACTTAGGAAGCAACTGGAGAGTATTAACTTACACAGCAGACGATGATGCTCCGACTGCACTAGCACCACAAGGTGAACTATGGTATAGTTCGGTTGTTGACGAAATTGATATTATGATCCACGACGGTAGTTCTTGGTCAGGATACCTAAACTATGATTTTGGTGACGGCACAGGTCTTACAGATCCAGCAGGTCCTATCGTAGCAGCTTCAGAACCAACAACACAAAGCAACGGTAATGCGTTAGCAACAGGTGATCTTTGGATTGACACAGCTGATATTGAAAACTTCCCAACAATTTATCGTTGGGGCGCAAACGGCGAATGGGCACTAGTTGATAAAACTGATCAAACATCAGAAAACGGTGTACTATTTGCAGATGCACGTTGGTCTATAGCAGGCTCAGATGAAGATGCAGCTGATATTGTAGATATGCTTTCAAATGATTATCTAGATCCAGATGCTCCAGATCCAGCACTATATCCAAAAGGTATGTTGCTTTGGAACCTAAGACGTTCTGGCTTTAACGTAAAACGTTTTGAGCGTAACTACATTGACGTAAGTGGTACTAACGATCGTAATGCAGACGAATCAATGCAAAGTTACTATCCACACCGTTGGGTAACTGACTCAGGCAACCAGCCAGACGGTTCAGGCACATTTGGACGTCATGCACAGCGTAAGAGTGTAACACAATCACTACAAGCTGAAGTAAACAGCAACCAAGACATACGTGACGAAGAATCACGTCAGTTTAATATTATTGCTTGCCCAGGTTATCCTGAGCTAATCGGTGAAATGATTTCACTAAACTACGACAGACGCTTAACAGCATTTGTTGTTGGTGATACACCGTTCCGCTTAACACCTGATGCAACTTCGCTTAACGAGTGGGCAACTAACGTTAACCTAGCAGTAGAAGACAATGACAGAGGACTTGTTTCAAGAGATGAGTATTTAGGCATTTACTACCCAGCTGGATTTACAAGTGATAACGAAGGTAACAACATTGTTGTTCCACCAAGTCACATGGCGCTACGTACACTTGTACTAAACGACCAAGTTGCTTATCCATGGTTTGCACCAGCAGGTACAAGACGCGGTGGCGTTACAAACGCAAGTGCTACAGGTTATGTAACAAGCGAAGGCGAGTTCAAGAGTGTCGCACTAAACACAGGACAGCGTGATACACTGTATTCAAACGCAATTAACCCAATCACATTTATTAGTGGTAGCGGACTAGTTGTATTTGGTCAGAAAACTCGTGCTAGAAATGCAAGTGCGCTAGACAGAATTAACGTTGCACGTTTAACTGTTTACATGCGTGGACAACTTGAGTTACTTGCAAGACCTTACTTGTTTGAACCAAACGATAAGATCACAAGAGATCAAGTTAAAGCAGCAGCAGATGCATTCTTGCTAGAGTTAGTAAGTCTAAGAGCAATATACGACTTTATTGCAGTATGTGATGAAACAAACAACACACCTGCAAGAATTGATCGTAACGAGCTATACTTAGATATTGCGATTGAACCAGTCAAGGCAATTGAATTTATTTACATTCCGTTGCGTTTGAAAAATACAGGTGAAATAGCTGCACTTGGCTAAAAACTACGCACATAACTGGTGCTTGAAAAATAGCACCAGTTATTAGATAAATACTTGTGAACAGGAGAGGATAGAATGCCAATCACATCATTAAACAATATTTCGGTCCCAACAGAAGGCGCTGGCAGTAACCAGAGCTTGTTGATGCCAAAACTACAGTATCGCTTCCGTGTAATCCTAGAAGGATTTGGAGCAGGTGCTGACCTTAGAGAAATGACACGTCAGGTTGTAGATGTTACAAGACCTAACTTGACATTTGAACAAATTACAATTGACGCTTATAACTCAAGAAGTTACCTAGCTGGTAAACACACTTGGGATCCAATTACACTAACATTGCGTGAAGATGTTAATAATAACATTCAACGTGTAGTTGGACAGCAGTTACAGAAGCAGTTCGATTTCTTCGAGCAAGCATCAGCAGCAGCAGGCGGCACATACAAATTTAAAACAAAAATTGAAATCTTAGACGGTGGTAACGGAAACTTAGAAGCAAACGTTCTAGATAGATATGAACTAGTTGGTTGCTATGTTGAAGCAGCAAACTATAATTCACTAGCATATGCAACTAACGATCCAGTTACAATTTCACTGACTATACGTTACGATAATGCTATACAAACAGAGCCAGGCGGCGCAATTGGCGGCGGTGTTGGCGACTCAGTAGGAAGAGCATCAGGCGGTACAGACGGACCTCAGGTTCTAGTTACTGGCCAGAGCTAATTCTAATTAAAGCATCTATCCTGTTATTAAAGGAGGTTACGTTTGTAGCCTCCTTTTTACTTATTATACGCACTTTTAAATATAGATAAATATTAGTATGGCACAACAAGTAGTAGATAGACAAAACCTTAGAGATGCACGTCATGCTCACAACCTTTATACAAAGGGCGGATTCGACTGGGCTCCAAAAGTTAAATTCCTTTATCATGTAAGTTTCGAACTTACTGACGAAGCAAGACAATTTGCAAGTACAACAGCACAGTATAATAAAGTTATCAATGTTCTTGTTAAAACAGCAGATTTACCTAGCTATAGCTCAACAATAGAAACAAAGAAACAATACAATAGAACTAAACACATGCAAACTAGGATTGATTATGATCCTATTAATATTGCTTTCCATGATGACAATGTAGGTATTACATCTAAACTACTTGAAGAATACTACAGATATTATTTTAAAGATGGTAGTAAATTTGGCTCAGCAGGCACGCCTAAGGATTTTGGTCCAAGAGACAAATACAGAGAAAGTGTACCTAGATATGGACTAGATGGCGGACCTGCAACTCCTTTTTTTAAGAGTATTAAGATATTTCAATTAGCAAGACATGAGTGGATCGGTTACACACTTGTTAATCCTTTAGTAGAAAAATGGCAACACGATAGCGTAGATGCATCAGACGGCGCAGGAACTACACAAAATGCTATTACAGTTCTATACGAAAGTGTCCTATATAGTAGAGGAGCAGTAACCGAAAGCGGAGATCCACCAGGATTTGCTGACACAGATACAGGGTACGACTTAACAGATAGTTATCTTAAAAACGGACCTATATATTCAGTTGCACAGAATATTAGACTGCAAGAGCCAACTGAAATACCCGGTGATACAGGACCTTTGGTTAAATTTGCTAACGATATTATTCCAGGATCTGGATCAATAATAGGTGACTTGCTAAAAAATCCAGGTGGATTCCCTAATATATTATTTCCAAAGCCTGCCGCAGCATCTAATGCTTCTACATTATCAACTAGTAGTAATAAAATCCTTCCTGCATCAGAAGTTACACGTATTTTAAGAAGTAATGAAAGCGCAAAAAGGTCATTTACAAATCAAGCAGTTTTAACAGGACAAGTTGCAGGATTTGCAGTTACAACGTTAAATGCGTTCAATAGTTTACCTAGCACACAAAAAACAGCAATAACTAATAATTTAATAGATGCAGTAGATGCAGGTAATAAAAAATTACAACAAATAGGCAGTAACGTTATAAAAGGATTATAATATGGCAGTATCAGATTACCCAGGACAAAGTGTAGTAGACAGTGCAAATAAAACTAAAAAGTTTTTTGACCAATACTATCAAAAAGACATATATTACAGTGCAGAAGAAGTAGATGCAGCGATTAGTTATTTCCTATCAAGAGGATTTGATGAAATATCTGCAACAAATACAGCAGTAGTTCTTTTACAACAAGCACAATTAGAAGATGTTCCTGTTTTTAAAATTATTGACACATTAAAAGGTCTTACTGAAGTTCAGCTTAGTAATGTTGTTGCGCAAATTCTAAATATTAATAGAGGTAAAACTAGTACACTAGGATTTCGTGTAGATAACCCTGTAACTAAATTAGAACAGAGAAATATCGTTGTATAATGTCACGTTTTGCACAAGGAAAATTCAATCTAAAAAACCCTGAGAAATACATAGGTAATAGAACTCCTACATATAGATCTGGTTGGGAATTTACCTTTATGAAATTTTGCGATGAGCATCCAGCAGTTGCAAAATGGGCAAGTGAAGCAATACGAATACCTTATAGAAATCCGCTAAGTGGAAAGCACACAATTTATGTTCCTGACTTTTTTATTGTTTATAATGACAGAAAAGGCAAGCAACGTATAGAGCTAATAGAAGTTAAGCCTAGTAATCAAGCACGTAAAGACAAACTAGGCAGATCTAAGCATAATCAAGCTCATTGGATTGTAAATCAAGCAAAATGGGAAGCAGCTAGAGCTTATGCAAAGCAAAATAAAATGCTGTTTAGAATTGTTACAGAAGAAGATATTTTTCACAACGGTAGACGCAGATAAATAATATACGCAGTTTATCGGAGATTTCATGCACATAGTAATAGTGGGCGGCGGCACAGCAGGCTGGCTTGCAGCATTTATGTTAAACAAAGTCCAACCAAGTCATAAAATTACAGTAATCGAATCTAGTAAAATAGGTATAGTAGGAGCAGGCGAAGGCAGTACAGGCTTACTTACATCTATTCTTGATGGTAATTTATTTGAGGTTGATTTTAGCATATTAGATTTTATGCGTGAAACTGGTAGTACACTAAAGTACGGGATAAAGCATAAAGATTGGACAGGCCCAGGAACTGATTATTTTGGACCGTTAGGAGGTAGTGATACTGCAACCAGTATTAAAGATTACTTTTTTGCATTACAATATTTAGAAGGTAATACGCATACTAGTGCTAATTTAGGCATAATGTATGATAATGATTATAGTCCTTATAACGGTAAAACATTTATAGATAGTAGCTTTAGTTTTCATTTTGACGCACACAAAGTTGGCCAATTTTTTGCAAAAAGATCTAATGCAACAACAATTGATGCCGTAGTAAAATCTGTAAACAGAAACGAGCAAGGTTTTATTACTAGTTTAGATTTAGACAACAATACAAATATAGAAGGTGATTTTTTCATAGATGCAACAGGATTTGCAAGAGTGCTTACAGATTCCAAATGGCAAAGTTACAGTTACAATTTACCAGTAAACAGTGCTATGCCTTTTTTAATTCCTAGCAAAGAAAAGTTTGAACCTTGGACAACTGCTTGGGCACAAACAGCTGGCTGGATGTGGCAAATACCAACAACAGAACGTATAGGTTGCGGATATGTTTTTGATGATAGATTTACAACACCAGATAAAGCACAAGAAGAAATAGAAACTGTACTAGGACACAGCATTGATCCTATAAGAATATTAAAATTTGATACAGGTAGACTTGACAAATTTTGGAATAAAAATTGCCTAGCAATAGGGTTATCAGCAGCATTTGCAGAACCGCTAGAAGCAACAAGTATACACTCAACAATAGTACAACTAATAAAGTTTGTTTTTGACAGTATTACAGAAACACCTTCATACAATCATAACGAATCTAATGTATATCAATATAATTATGATGTTGGACTAATGTACGATAACTTTAAAGATTTTTTAAATTTACATTATCAAGGTAATAGAACTGATTCTGAATTTTGGCGTTACGTTTCAAGTGGAGAAATAGATACAGATGCAATTAAACAAATAAAAGACTTATGCAAATATAGAATGCCTACTGCTAAAGACTTTGATTACAAGTTTGGCTTTGCAGGCTACGATTTATGGATATATGTATTAGCAGGTACAAATGTACTGTCAAAAGAGGTTGTAAAAAATAGTCTAATTTTATCAGCAGATAAAATTGCGTTATGGAAAGATCGTTTATCAACAGTGCAACAAAATGTACACAAAACTTACGAATTTAATTTAAGATATCAAAAGTTCATGCAACATGTGCTAAATAATAATAGCATATAATGGAAAGTCCTATGACAAAAAAACTAGAAGATTTATTAAACTTGCCAGACGCAAAAGAAATAATAGAAACTGCTGAAGCGCAAGAAGCTGATCAAAAGCAATATGAAGTTCAAGAACAAGAAAAAACTTTTAGAGACATAGCAGAATTTGATAAAATTGCAGCAGCACTACCTAGCGTTAAAGGATTGGGAGAAGCAGCTGACAAAGAATTAAATGAAGTTGCAGATAAAGCAATGCAAGCATACGAAGACTTAATGGATCTTGGTATGAATGTTGAAAGTCGTTATAGTGGGCGTGTTTTTGAAGTTGCTGGAGGCATGCTAAAAACATCACTTGATGCTAAAACTGCAAAACTAGATAAAAAATTAAAAATGATTGAACTACAACTTAAAAAAGAAAAAATGGATAGAGATAGTTCTACGGATACAGGCGATATAGTAAACGGTGAAGGGTACGTTGTTACTGATAGAAACAGTCTACTAGAACGCCTCAAAGGGCTAGATAAAGATAAATAAGTTATATAACAGGATCATTGAAATGAGTACATTTGTAGAAATACTTAACGAATCTAAAAAAACCTATGAATTTAAAATAGGCGTAGCAGGCGTATTGCCAGAAGGCTTTGCTGATCAATTAGAAACAGCAATGAAAAAGTTTTCAGTTGCAAAAATGAGTGCAGGCAAGAAAACACCTATCCAAGAACGTCCTTTAGATTTTCCACAATTACAAAACACAGAAGTAACATATTACGAAGTTGAAGTTGAATACCCGACAACTAGCCAAGTATTACAAGAATACGTAGGACAGTGCTGTGGTATTGATCAGTCACACGTAATTGTACGCAATGCAAACGATCCGAGAGAAGAATATCAAGATGAAAAGGATGACTCACCTTATGAGCCTATGCTTACAACTGAAGAGCTAGGTGGCGAAAGCGGCCAAGACGGTGTAGCAGGAAACAGAGTAATGGACCTGCTAAAGGAACTAGAGGCGGCCCGTAAGGAAAGAGGACATGATCCAGCAGAAGCTGCTCCACAAGGAGAGTCGGCTGATATTGATATGAAAGAAAATACAAAATCGGTCGTAGGAGGCTAAAATGTCAGATATTAAAAAATTACTAGAATCATTAGATGCAATGGAAGGTCCGATGGGAGCTATGCCTGCGCCAATGCCAATGAAAGACGAAGGCAATCCAGTTACAATGAATGTTTCTTTAAACGCAAGCGGTAAAGAACATGTTGAAGATTTAATTAACATGATGAAAAATGCAGGCATGGATGCAAAACCAGTACAGCCAGATATGATGCCGATGCGTATGGATATGGAAAGACTACGTGATATTGTAGGCGAGCCAGATCATGAGCACGAAGATCTTGAAATGGAAGAAGCACCTTGTGAAGATTGCGGCGAAACACCTTGCTGCTGCGATGAGCAAGACGAAGCATATGATAACGAGCCAGACATTGATTATAAAGATCAACACTACATGACTAAAGATCTAGCAGGCGGTATCAACAGAGAAAAGAAAGCGTATAAAAAAGCACAAGACGGTGATAACGCAATGGCTGTTGAAACAATCAAAGCAGAGCTAATGAAAGCACTAGCTGAAAAGAAAAAGCCAGATGCAGACGGCGACGGCGTTCCAGACTGGGCAGACAAGAAGCCAGGTAAAGACGACAACGAAGGTAAGAAAAAAGGTAGCAAGCCTAAAAAAGGCGAAGTACCTCCGCAGTTCAAGAAAAAATAAAACAACCCCCAGGTTAATCAATAGGCACTTCGGTGCCTATTTTTTTGGTTAAATATATACATGAGCAAAAGTTTAGACGGCGTACTCACTAAAAAAGCCAATACTAAAGAAACATACACCGAAGCACAAATACAAGATCTTGCGCAATGCATGGATCCAGACTTAGGCTATCTATATTTTGCAAAACATTTTGCATTTATACAGCATCCTGTAAAAGGTAAACTGTTGTTTGATCCTTATGAGTATCAACTACGGCTAATGCATAGCTATCATACATATAGGTTTAACATCAACATGATGCCTAGACAAACAGGTAAGACAACCTGTGCTGCTATCTATCTTGCATGGTATGCGATGTTTAATCCAGACCAAACTATCCTAATTGCCGCACACAAATACACAGGTGCTCAAGAGATTATGGCACGTATACGTTATGTGTACGAAACTTGTCCGGATCATATTAGGGCAGGTGTTACAAGTTACAACAAAGGCAGTATCGAGTTTGAGAATGGTAGTAGGATTGTTTCGCAAACAACAACAGGGAACACAGGACGTGGTATGAGTATCTCGCTACTATACTGTGACGAGTTTGCGTTTGTTATGCCTAACATTGCGGAAGAGTTTTGGACTTCGATATCACCTACACTGGCAACAGGTGGTCGTGCTATTATTACAAGTACACCTAACAGTGACGAAGACACATTCGCTACTATTTGGAAACAAGCAGAACAAAAGTTTGATGAACACGGTAATGAAAGCGAAGTAGGAATAAACGGATTTCATTCATTTAGAGCAAATTGGGAAGAACATCCTGATCGTGACGAGGAATGGAAGACTGCTGAAATTGGACGTATTGGTGAAGAAAAGTTCCGCCGTGAATATGGCTGTGAGTTTTTAGTATTTGATGAAACTCTAATTAACTCTATTAAACTTGCAACAATGGAAGGTGTAAGTCCTATATTAAATATGGGACAAACACGCTGGTACAAAAAGCCAACTAATCAATATACATATGCTATTGCTTTAGATCCGAGTATGGGCACAGGAGGAGACTATGCTGCTATACAGGTATTCGAATTACCTAGCTATGAACAAGTTGCAGAATGGCAACACAACCAAACTGCTATACCCGGACAAATTAGAGTACTGTCAGATATTTGTAAGTATATAGAACAAGAAACAAAAAATACACAAGGAATATATTGGAGTGTAGAAAACAATGGCCTGGGAGAAGCCGCACTTATTGTTATCAATGACTTTGGGGAGGAAAATATTCCTGGTCTGTTCGTTAGCGAACCAATCCGCAAAGGACATGTTAGAAAGTTCCGCAAAGGATTCAACACAACGCACAGCACCAAAGTTACAGCTTGTTCCAGACTCAAAACAATGATAGAAAATGATAAGATGCGTGTACATTCAAAACCTTTAATCTCAGAATTAAAAGGCTTTGTCGCTACAAACACAAGTTATCAAGCCAAAGTAGGTATGACTGATGATTTAGTGAGTGCTACACTGTTGGCTTTGCGTATGATAGATGTTCTTAAAGATTGGGATCCGAGAGTTTACGACACTTTTAATCAGACAGATCATATAGAAGAACATGATATGCCAATGCCTATTTTTATTAGCTCGAATTATTAACAGTAGATAAATACAATATGAAAGACTTAGATAAAATTAGCGAAGAATTGTTTAACAAGATCCGTGGCCGTTTCAAAGACGTTACAATTGGTGATGAAGATGGTAATGTTACAAACGAACCAGGAGCAGCAAGATTCTTTGATTTTCCGTTTAAGGCTAATGACAAATCATTAGGTAGTATAAGTGTAAGTGTTAACGAAGGTGAACTAACTGTAATTTATAGTACTGAGCTTGTAACTAATGAAGACGAGTTAACTAAAAAGTCTTGGTATGATTTTTTAAAAGAACTAAGACAGTTTGCTCGTAAAAGATTATTAAACTTTGACACAAGAAATATTACAAAGTCTAACTTAGATAAAAGAGATTATAAATTTTTAGCAAAACGCTCTGGGGATAGTAGCATGAATGAAAGTAAGTTATATGGTACATCGCGTATTAGTTATCAGAATGTAGGCGAAGCACGTATTATGATTAAGCACAGCGAAAGTATCAATCAAGAAAGCGCAACAGGACGCACACAAAAAATAGGAAAGATTTATATTGAGTCGCCCGAAGGCGAACGGTTTAAATATCCTTTCAAGCATCTAAGTGGTGCTAGAGCAATGGCAATGCATGTTGCTGAAGGCGGCAATGCGTATGATGACTTTGGAAAACATATTGTAGGACTAAGTGAAGAACTTGCTAAACTACGTAAGTTTAAAAGTTATATGGGACGTTCAAGCGTAATGGCAGAAAGCCTAGCAGGATACATGGACGTTGTACAAGAGCGTATCAAGACAGTAAAGAAAACAATTGAAACACTTCAAAAACCAGCAGCATACAAAGAAGCATTTGAATCTTTTGAATCCCCAGTACTAGAAGATGTTCCTGCAGATGTTGCTGAAAATTGGATTGATCAACTTACTATCAAACAATTTAATGAAGAACTAAAAGATGTATTTCCTTACATTTACAAACTTGTTTCAGAAGCAACAAAAGCAACAGAACTAGGTCCAGATGATTTAGTAGACGAAGGCGAACGTCACGGCAACGATAAAATGTATGACAAGTGCTGGGACGGATACAAGAAAGTACCAGGCAAGAAGCGTGGCGAAAAAGGTTCGTGTGTAAAAGAAGAAGAAGAGCTAGAAGAATTGTTTAACCAATCACTAGGCCAGTTTGCAGAAGGCGCAATGAAAGATCAGCTTATCCAAGCAATGGAAAAGATTGCAGCTGATGATAGCGGTGATTTACTATATAAAGCACTAAGCAAAGGCGCAATGGGCCCAGACGTACAAAACTATCTACAGGACATGTACGATGATGTAGCTATTGATCACGGATTACACCCAGATGATGACCATGACGAAATCGAACAACGCATGTGGGATCAGATCGAAGCAGACTACGGAATGGGAGAAGGCAATGCATATGCTAACGCTGTGCGTCAGGCTAAAAAAGATGGCAAGAAAAAAGGTGACAAGATTGACGGTCCAGACGGTGATGAAATTACACTAGAAAAGGACAAAAAGGCACCATTAGGCGAGTTCATACTATCATACTACGACAGAGAAACAGGCGAGTTTCCAAAAGGCGAGACAGCCGTACTTACTATGATAGAAAAAGATTACGGCGAGCAGTTCATAGAACCCGCTAAGGCCTTTATCGAACAAGTTAATCAAACTTTTGAAGAATTCCAGATGCGTACACAACCACAGCAGTTGGATATAGAAGAGTTTGACAGAATGAGAGAGTTAGCGGGTTTAAGGTAATCCGCTAACTTCTTAAAAAAATTTACAAAAAGTACTTGACTTTTGGTAAATAATATCGTATAGTATATATTGTGCTATACGAATAAGGCACAAAGCACATAGGCATAACAATAGGAGGCATAACTATGGCATCATTAGCAGAAATCCGAGCAAAGCTCAAAGAACAAGAAAACCGTTCAAGCGGTAACACAGGACCAAGCGGTCCAAACCCAATTTACCCATTTTGGAATATGAAAGAAGGCGAGAGTGCAACACTCCGTTTCCTTCCTGATGGCAACGCTGATAATACTTTCTTTTGGAAAGAGCGTTTGATGATCAAACTTCCATTTGCAGGTGTAAAAGGTGAAACTGATTCACGTCCAGTACAAGTACAAATTCCGTGTATGGAAATGTACGGCGAGACATGTAACATTCTTAATGAAGTACGTGGTTGGTTTAAAGATCCAAGTCTAGAAGATATGGGTCGTAAGTATTGGAAAAAGCGTTCGTATATTTTCCAAGGTTTTGTAACGGATAATCCACTAGCGGACGACGAAGCACCTGAAAACCCAATCAGACGCTTTATTATTGGTCCTCAGATCTTCCAGATTATTAAGCAGGCACTTATGGATCCTGATATGGAAGAGTTGCCAACAGATTACACAGCAGGTGTAGACTTCCGTTTGAACAAGAGTTCAAAAGGTGGTTACGCAGACTATTCTACATCTAACTGGGCACGTAGAGAGCGTCCACTAGGTGATGCAGAAATGGCAGCAGTTAACACACACGGCTTGTTTAATCTAGATGACTTCTTACCTAAAAAGCCAGATGAAACAGCGATTAAGGTTATGCAAGAAATGTTTGAAGCGTCAGTAGACGGTGAAGCATATGATGCAGATCGTTGGAGCAACTACTTCCGTCCAGCAGGTATGCAAGCACGTACAGGTGATCCGAATGTAACAGCAAGTCCACAAGCAACTGCTGTAAGTCAGAGCGCACCTGCACCAGAGGCAGCACCTGCACCAGTAGCAGAGGCAGCACCTGCACCAACACCAGCGGCTGAAGCAGCTCCTGCAGAAGGCGGCGCTCAAGACATTCTTGCAATGATCAGAGCACGTCAAGGACAGTAATCATACAGTGGGGGAGCAATCCCCCACTTGCTTTTTAGATAGGAGATATTATGGCGACTAAAGCATTCGATCCGACTAAGTTTCGGACTTCGCTAACAAAATCCATTCAAGGTATGAGTGCAGGATTTAACGATCCTACTGATTGGATTAGCACAGGCAACTTTGCACTCAACTATCTTATTTCAGGTGATTGGAACAAAGGTGTTCCTCTAGGCAAAGTAAGTGTATTTGCAGGCGAATCAGGCGCAGGTAAATCGTACATATGTTCAGGTAACATTGTTAAGTCAGCACAAGATCAAGGTATCTTTGTAGTTCTTATTGACTCAGAGAATGCACTTGACGAAGCATGGCTACAAGCACTTGATGTAGATACTTCAGAAGATAAACTACTAAAACTTAATATGTCAATGATTGATGACGTAGCAAAAACTATTTCAACATTCATGGCAGACTACAAAGCAATGAACGAAGAAGACCGTCCTAAGGTATTGTTTGTTGTTGACTCACTAGGTATGTTATTAACACCTACTGATGTGGACCAGTTTAACAAAGGTGATATGAAAGGTGATATGGGTCGTAAGCCTAAAGCACTAACATCACTTGTTCGTAACACAGTTAATATGTTTGGCAGTCACAATGTAGGACTTGTAGCAACTAATCACACTTACGCATCGCAAGATATGTTTGACCCAGATGATAAGATCTCAGGCGGTCAAGGCTTTATCTACGCATCTTCAATTGTTGTAGCAATGAAAAAACTAAAACTAAAAGAAGATGAAGACGGTAACAAGATTAGTGAAGTGCGTGGTATTCGTGCAGCCTGTAAGGTTATGAAAACACGTTATGCTAAACCGTTTGAAGGTGTACAAGTTAAGATTCCATACGAAACAGGTATGAATCCTTACAGTGGACTACTTGAATTGTTTGAAGCAAAAGGCGTTATTGTCAAGCAAGGCAATCGCTTAAAGTATGAAACAATTGACGGTGAAGAACTACTTGAATATCGTAAAAATTGGAATGGTGAACTACTCGATAAGGTCATGTCAGATTACCTCGTAAAAGAGGCTAATATGGTAAATATCGACAACACAGACGAAGAAGCTGTTGAAGAAGACCTTAACGAGGAATATGTAGCCAATGAATGAAGAAAAAATCGTAGAAATTTGGACATTGTTCAAAGAATATCTTGACAAGAAACAAATAGAAGTTATAGCGGAAAGATTTGTGGATCTAATGGCTGATTACGGCGTAGCAGATGATACGTTCAAAGAAGCATTAGGAACTGACACAGAACTTGATAATGCAATTTACTATTATTTAGACTTGGACGAAGATAGCTATGATGACGAGATAGATGAATGGGATGAGTAATGGGATGGTATAGCGAGATATCTCGTGACATATCAAAAATACCCGCAGCAATTGCACACTTTGAATCAGAACTTATGGTTGCTAAAAACGAATGTAAACTTGTAGGTAATGTTGAAAAAAGTGCGGCTGCTATGCCAGGTATTGTTGAACATCGGTTTAACCAGCTTCAAGAAATTGAAGCAATTCTAAATTATCTAAATATTGAGCTACGTAGATTGCGTAGTTCATTCTTCAAAAAATATCTTGAAAATTATCAACGAGCCCTGTCTAGCCGTGACGTTGAAAAATACGTTGACGGCGAGGCAGACGTTGTTGACTATGAAAAGATTATCAACGAGTTTGCACTAATGCGTAACAAATGGTTAGGTGTACTCAAAGGACTTGATCAAAAGCAGTGGCAAATTACTAACGTGGTTAAACTACGTGTAGCAGGAATGGAAGATGCCACGTTATAGATTTTATTGGGTTGGTAATAATACTACTGGAAATTTTGGTGACGTATTAACACCAAAACTACTTGATCATTTTGGAGTAGACTATGAATTTACTAGAGGTAGTGACTATAATGCAATTTGCATAGGATCTATTGCAAGACATGCTAAAAAAGATACACTAGTTTTAGGCAGTGGATTTATGTCTAAGAAAAATCCTTGCGAAATAAATGCTGATTGGAAATTTGTAAGAGGTCCTAGATCAAAAGCAAAATTGGAATCACACGGTGGCAGGACTTCAGAAATTATGGGAGATCCTGCGTTACTACTTCCTTTGTTCTGTGATGAAAGCAAAAAGAAACATGATGTAGCAATTATTCCTCATGTAAGTCAGTATGCTTGGGCAAAAGAAAACTTTCCAAAATATCACGTGATTAATTTAAAAACAAAAAATGCACTTACAAAAGCAAAAGAAATTTCAGAATGTAGAACTGTAATTAGTAGTTCGTTGCACGGTATTATTGCTGCACATGCATACGGCATACCTGCTGCATATGTTGAATTTGAAGATGGCATAAAAGGTGACGGAACTAAGTTTCAAGATCATTATGAAAGTATTGGTCTTACAGCAGAATTATCTACAGTAAAAGATCCTAAATTTACAACAGGAACATTTGATATAGAAAAACTTGCAGAGTTTTTCAAAGATCTTTAAAATTCATAATTAAATTTATTTAAATCATCAGCAAATATTTTTTCAATTATTTGCCTTGTATTTTTGTTGTAATATTCTCTATAATGCTTATGATTAGTACGATTTGTATGAGGTAGTGGAATACTACAGTTAAACATATCTTGGATATTTCTAAATTTTAAATCTAATTCTTCTGCCTTAAACCAAGTTGTGTTTTCGCCTAGCCAATGTGTTTGTGGCGTTTTTCTTTCATACATCCAAATACCTAAGTCAAAAGGATTGTGTATATTGTTAGAATGTTCTTCTAACCAATTTTCAAAACCCTTGTTATAATATTCTGCAATAATTAAATCATCTTGTTGATTTGTGCTTTTCTTAGTTCTTTGTCCTAGCTTTCGCATCTCAATTCTTTCAACTGCACGTTGTCCTATGAAATGATACATGCTTACCATCCTTGCATAAGGGTTACGCACAAAGCAAAAAGTATATCCCAATTTTTTCCAAATTAGTTTAGCATCGTCGTATGTGCAGTGTTTTTGTTGTCTGTCATGAGTAATGTTATTATCTCTAATCCATTGCTCAAAACTGCTTCCTGCTGTTTTAGGTATGTGTATAAAAGTAATCTTATGTTTAGGAAAATGTATTGCCATGAAAATATTTATATTTAATGTGCGCATATAAATATCAGTATGAAAGTAGTCTTAGTTACTGGAGGGTTCGATCCTCTACATTCAGGTCATATTGAATATTTTAAAGCAGCAAAAGAATTAGGCGATGTGTTGCATGTTGGCCTAAATTCAGATGATTGGCTTACACGTAAAAAAGGTCGTCCGTTTATGCCTTTTGCAGAACGGGCGGCTGTAATTGAAAATTTAGAAATGGTAGACAAAGTTATTGCGTTCGACGATAGTGATGACAGTGCCTGCGGTGCTATATACAAAACTATGGCAACACACGGTAGAATAAAAATTATATTTGCTAACGGGGGCGATAGAACTAATACTACAACGCCTGAGTATGAAACATATGGCGACTCGTCAAATGTAGAGTTTGCATTCGGTGTTGGCGGACAAGACAAAAAGAATTCTAGTAGTTGGATACTCGAAGAATGGAAAGCACCTAAAACAGAGCGCAGTTGGGGGTATTATAGAGTGATACATGAATATGAAAATCATACAAAGGTAAAAGAACTAGCAGTTCCACCTGGACATAAACTATCAATGCAACGTCACAAAGAACGCAGTGAACACTGGTTTGTTGCAGAAGGAACAGCAACAGTATACACTATTAATGTAAGTTCTGATTACGAACTTGTAGGAAGATATAAACAACACGAAAGTTTGCATATACCAGTTGGAACATGGCATCAACTTGCAAACGAAGACAGAATACCTTTGAAACTTGTAGAAATACAGTACGGTACAAACTGTATTGAGGAAGATATAGAAAGAAGAGATTAATGAAAGTATTTGTAGGTTATGATACTAGAGAAGATATTGCATATCAAGTTTGTAAGCATAGCATTCTCAACAAACAACCGGCAGCAGATGTGCGACCGCTTAAACAACAAGAACTACGTGATGCTGGTTGGTATACAAGAAGTTTAGATAAACTTGCAAGTACAGAATTTACGTTTACACGTTTCCTTATACCAGAACTTACAAACTTTAAAGGCTGGGCATTGTTTATGGATTGTGATATGATCCTTACAACAGATATTAAAGAACTATTTGATCAAGCAGACGACAAGTATGCAGTAATGTGTGTGCAACACGATTACACACCTAAAGAAGGCACAAAAATGGATGGACAGAAACAGACTATCTATCCACGTAAGAACTGGTCAAGCGTTATGTTGTTTAATTGTGCGCATCCTAGCAATGCTGCACTTACAATGGACCTAGTTAATAGTCCAGAAATAAATGGAGCATATCTACACAGGTTTAGTTGGTTGAAAGATGAGGAAATTGGAGAATTGGATCACACTTGGAATTATCTTGTTGGTGTTTACAATGACATTGATGTTCCAAAACTAATACACTATACCGAAGGTGGTCCTTGGTTTGAAAACTATCGTAACTGCGAATTTGCACAATTATGGAAAGACGAATTACAGGATATGATGAATGGCTAATGATGCTGGAAAGCATGAACGTAGAATGCATATTGAGTACCCTGACGGCACAGTGTATCCTGGTAAGAAAGACTTTAGACATTGGACAAAGTTTTTAGGATTAGACGAACTTGACTTTACAGGTAAACGTGTGTTAGATGTAGCTACCAACGAAGGTTGGTGGGCTTTGTGGTCTGAAATGCAAGGTGCTAGTTATGTAGAAGCAACGGACGTAGAACGTGGTGAAGATTACGATTGGGGCAACAACAAGGATTGGGATTGGATTGAAAAACTAAACAAAAATCGTGGCGGTAGAGATGTATTAGAATTTCATATAAAAAATCTTAATAGTAATGTAATTGTAAAAAAAGAAAACATATACGAAGCAAGCGGAGATTTTGATTTTATATTCGCACACGGATTAATGTATCATCTAAGACATCCACTACTTGCAATAGATAATATGTACAAATGCTGTCACGGTATTTTTATATTTGAAACATTTGTAGATTCTAGATCCAATCAGTATTGTGCGCAAAATAAGTTTTATAGAACAAATGAATTAAATGCATCTTCAAATTGGACCGGTGCTACTACTTCGTGCTATGCTAGTTGGTTAAAAGATGCAGGGTTTAGAGATATATTTTATTCTCATATAGGCGACGGTCCTGTTGGAAACACACGAGCTTTTTTTGTTGCAGTTGAAGATGAAAAGTATACTCCTATGTTTGCAGCAAACAAAAATTTAAATTATTGCAACGAGCAATATTGGGAAACAGTTTACTTGAACACAAAGTTTGATAAATGATTTGTCTAAGCAAAAATAAAACAGATGAATACGTTAACATGTTTGCAAACGGAGCAAACTTGCCTATCCAAGATTATAATTATCAATTTGGCAATAATCCTATAATGATAAGAAGTATGGGCAAACGTAAACTAATACACTGGTGTTGGAAAAACAATCATACATTTTATTATATGGATAGTGGATATGTAGGAAACTATAAATCAAATACTAATCCTTACGGTTGGAAACTATATCACCGTATAGTAAAAAATGATGTGCAACATAATGAAATAATTGACAGACCAGATGACAGATGGAAAAGATTAAATTATAAAATTAAAAAACCAAACAGTGGAAGATATATTTTACTTGTAACACCTAGCGAAAAACCTTGTAAGTTTTATGGCATAGATAGAGATATCTGGGTAGAGCAAACTGTAGAACAAATAAAACAGCATACAGATCGTCCTATAAAGATAAGAGATAAAGCACCAAGACAGCAGCGTATAACGAATACAATATTTCAAGACTTACACGATGCACACGCACTTGTTACCTATCAAAGTGTAGCAGCGATTGAAAGTGTGCTTGAAGGTGTACCAGCATTTACTCTTGCACCAACTGCTGCTGATCCAGTTTGTGATAAAGATTTAAGCCTTATTGAAACACCAACAATACACGATCAGGATAAAATATATAAATGGGCCAGTCATCTAGCCTACGGACAATTTCATATAAACGAGTTCAAAGATGGAACCGCATGGAGAATATTAAATGAAATATAAAGTGTTTATGAACAGTGCAGGCACTAACAGAGAAAGAGATGTGCTTCGTGCGTTCCACGAAGGAATAACAACTACTATCCCAACAGAAAAAGCTGAATATAAAAAGTTACGCAACTTTAACAAAGAACAAGGTTGGGGTACTGGTGTTGACTTTGACTATAACGAAAAGTACAGTAAGTGTGAAGTTGCTGTTATGTACGGCAGTTGGAAGCCAGAACGTACTAATATTCATCACACTGTTAGAGCAAGCGTGTATGATAAAGCAACAACTTTTATTTGTATTGAAACTCCTTTACTAGGAAGAAAGATTACTAATCATCATTCATACTACAGAGTTGGTGTAAACGGCTTTTTAAATCATGCTGCTGAGTGGGGATTTACTGACAATTGCCCTTCGGACAGATTTGATGCACTGAACTTAGAATATAACGGCTTTAGAAAGCATAGAGGTAATAAAATTGTAGTTGCATTACAGTTAGCAGGAGATGCAAGTTTACGTCACAACGATATTAATGAATGGGCTGTAGACACTGTGCAAGAACTTCGCAGGTACAGTGACAGGCCAATTGAGATCAGAGTACATCCTGCAATAAGTGAAAAGGGTATGACTAATCACAACGATCTTTTTAGACGATTGGCATTCCTTGGATTAAACAATGTAAAAGTTATAGACGGAACTAGACAAGCATTTGAGTATCAATGTAAAGATGCATATGCAGTAGTTACATATTCCAGCGGTCTAGCAATAGATGCATTGCTGTTCGGTGTACCTGTATTAACATGTGACGAAGGCGGGTTTGCATATGATATTACTGAAAATAAATTAATGAATATTGAATCAATGTATCTTCCTGACGAAGACAAGGTTAAGCAATGGTTGTATAATCTAGCATATTGCCAGTGGCGTGTAGAAGAGATGCAAGACGGTACTGTAATTAATCATTTGATGCCTGCAATTACCGAAAGCGTAAAAAGAGGACCACAAGATTAATGCAAGTTATCAGTTACTTAAAAGGCATCCCGTCTAAAAATAAAAATCCAGAAAAAGAACAAGTTTTGAGATATTTTGCTCAAGGTGTAGATGCTTACGGTGATAACGGCATACAGTCGCAAAGTGATAGGTGGATACCTAGTGATGTTGGTGTTATACAAGGATATGTACATGAGTCAAGTCCTAATAGTCCTCATCTAAGATTACGTAAGAGTGTAATTGATAACCAAAAAAAATCTGGGAAGCATAGTATTATAATTGATAGTAATTTATTTTTATATGTAGACAAAAACAATCCACATCATTACTTACGATATAGTTTAGACGGTGTATTCCCTACTACAGGAAATTACTTTTGGGATAATCCTGATCCTGCACGTTGGCAAAGTATAAGCAATAGACTCGGTTTAAGTTTAAAGCCGGAACGTAAAAAAGGACATCACATACTAATATGCCTGCAAAGGAATGGCGGCTGGAGTATGAAGGGGTTAGACGTAATGAAATGGCTTTTTCAAACTATACAAACGTTGCGTATGTATACTGATAGGCCTATACTAGTGCGAGGACATCCTGGAGACAAAAGGGCTAAACAGTATCTGCGCATAAACAAGCCAGGAGTAGTAGTATCAACCAATCCTGACATAAGAACAGATTTTATAAACTGTCATGCTGTAATTACATATAACAGCAGTCCTGGGGTAGCAGCAGCAATTGAAGGATTGCCTGTATTTGTTTTAGATCCTAATCCTAAAATTAGCCAAGCGTATGATATTGCTAACGTTGATATCACTAAAATAGAAAATCCAGAATTTTATGATAGACAATCGTGGATAGAAAAGATTTCCATGAGCCATTGGAATTTTGATGAGTTAAGAAACGGAAAGGCTTGGAAACATATGAGACCGTTTATTTCGTAGGAACATAAACTATATCATTATCGTACTGTGCTGCTTTTTTGTAGTTCATTTCAGCAAACCAGTTGTCTAAATCGTTAAGGTCATATCCAAATTTATTTGCAAGTTTATTATACTCAATAGCAACAGTTGGTTGACAGCGTTCAAGTGTTTTCACTGCACCTTTTAATGCAAACAGCTCGTAGCCTTCTATGTCAAGATGTATTAAATCTAAATACTGTATTTTCATACCGTCTATAGTAATTTGGGGGATGTCACCTTTGCCTTTAACAAAATATGTACCTACATTTTTTTGATGCGGTAATTCTAAACTTATCATGTCCCCAGTTTCACCGAGTGCTGCTCTATAAGGCCAAACATGCCCGTGCCGTCTTGTGTTCTCTAGCAAACAATGAAAATTTACTGGATCTGGTTCAACTGTGTATACCCTTCTGTATAGCTCTGCATATTTACAAGCATAGAATCCACAGTTGCCTCCAGCTTGCAACACTGCACCTTTTTTGACTACATGCTTACTAAGTAACTCAGGAATGTCTGGCCATTTGCGCATATACTTCCAGCAAAACTTGTCCGCTTTGGGCCAGAGCCATCCGCGCCTATTTTCGACTAACTCACTATAGTCCGCATCTTGTAGTTGCCAATTTTCCACAGCATATCTGCTTGCGGAATTATAAGGTTTGTTTTGTGGTTTAGCAAACAACATTATTCTTAGGTTTTTTGCATTCTTTGCAACTTGGCTTTCATATCCTACATGTCGTTTATTAATAATATTTTGTAGGTGTATGTAATCTACATTTTCTGCAATGTATGCTTGATCTCCGTAACGTTCGTTTGTTACATAGGTTTTTATAATTTCTTCTTTGTTTTCTAAATATTGATCGTAAAGATAGCTGTAATCACCGTTCCAATACATAATGCAACTTGACGTCTTTTTTGTTCTACCTTCTACCATTACAAACGAAGGTTGCTGCATCAATTGTGTTATAATTACATCAATGTTACCACATATTATAGTGTCTAAATCGAAGTACAATGTAGGACCTTTGAATAGATCCTTTCTAAACAATTCTAACTTTGACCACCAAGTAGGACTATCTGATTCTAACCAAACTTTGCCTTCAAAGTCTTCTTTGCAATCAGTTAAACAATAAAATTTAAAATCAAACGTACAATGTTTTTCTAAGCCCCAGCGTAGTTTTTCTATCCAAGTAGTATCGTATATTCCATCAGGACTAGTTTTATAAACACATACAAAATTAATCATCTAAACTATCCCAGTATTTTGTACGAATAAGACTAGGCTTACCTTTTGTTTTTTCTCTAGCAATTGCTTTGCCCATCATATAATTGTGTATTTGTATTTTTACTAAATG